GTACGGGGTTTTGACGCATGGGTCACCTTCAATCCTCTTTATGGCGTTAGCCTTGTGCCAATCCTTAAGCGCGAAGGTGAAGCGCGCGACGGAGATGAGTGTCTCGACCTCGACCGGAAAAATAAGTCGGGAGGGAGCCTTCTTCTTCAGCGCGCCTTCAGTGACTTCCTTCTTCAAGAAAGCCAAGACAGCTTCAAGCTTTTCGGGTGAGAGGCGCAGCTCGTTGGCCAAGTACCGACGTTCTTTGGTCGGCGTATTGGCGAGACGAGTGATTGCCTCCTGACGAGTGAGTGGCGTGAGCTTGCGCTCAGTTGCTGGGAACATCAACGAATTGAACTCCTTCGCATAATCCACATACTTGTCAGGCACTTTGGCCGTGTTCTTCACATCCATGACACGCTCTTTCACAGCGGCTGCGGCATTGTCTGCATGTGCAGTTGCCGCGGCAGCGGGGGTGACAAGAGGTGGGGCAGCTAGGCTAGCAAACGGGGTCCCAGGATCGTTGATGGGACCACGAGTGAAGTTTACGGGATCACTGATTTCAGTGGGCGCACGCGCGGCTTGAGCCAGGATGTACTTCTGACCATCAGTCAGGCGTTCACCGCAGTTCTCAGCTACGCAAGCAACTCCGCCGACACCAGGTGTCTGCGTCACTCCGAGATGGTAGAGAATAGCGTCCCAAGTCGACTGTTTGATAGTGACTTCGGATCCATCTGCAGTGTGCAGACGGGTGCTTACCATGACATCGAGCGTTGCAGGATCAACCGATCTTAGCTGGACAATTGTCTTGTTGGATGTGACGCCGACGCGTTTCAGCTCAGGAATTTTGAAGCCAAAAAGCGACAGCAGTCGTGGTGGGAGACGGCACCGGTAGGCAGGAACCAGGGTGACGATTGCACGGTTTGCCGGGCCAGGAATCACATGGACATGGTACATGTCAAAAGAGAACCAGTGTTTGTAGGCGACAAGGTCAGTACCAAAATCCCATACGAGATGCCGATAAATGGCCCCGCCACACACGTGTTCGTTGTAATTCCCGTCCGAACTGATATACCAGTACGAATCTTTACCCTTGCCAGCAACTGTCTTAGGCAAGACAGTGTACAAGCCTTTCGGGCCGTATTCCTTGAACAATTCAGCATTCGTGAGGTGGAAATCGACGTCTACGTATACATCAAACACTTTGGTCGGACGGTCATCAAGCCGAGGCTCCTGCTGGAGGTCGGCGACGGTATAGTAGGCGCGCTCACCTATGGCACCACGGCTTGCTTCGCGCGTTGACGTGCTCCAAGAGTATGGCTGGAGACCCGCTGACCGCGCTGTGGCCATGATGGTGTCGATCCCTTCGAGCCGAGTAATTTGGGCCAAAGGGTGCGAATGATTCTGTGAAGGTTTGTTCAAGGTTTGCTGCCAAGTTGCATTGCGTACTGCGTTGAGAGTCTTCCTGTCCTCGCGAGTGATGAACGAGTTCATCCAACGCGTGAGAACGTGACGACGCGCATGCGCGCTAGAGAAAAAGCGCATGTACAAGCACATAATGCGCTTAACAGCTGAAGCTAGTTGGACGAACCTACGCAAACACATACCGATCAGTTGAAATGGAATCGATAATATGTAAACAAAGTTGCCCGCTCCGGGGGGCCGTGTAACGGTCCCAGT